TTACAGCACCGGATTTTCGTCAGTGTAGGCACCTGCTCCGTTTAGAAAAAACGTCACGACACCCAGTACATTCACCTCCTCCAGTGCAGCATCTTCAATGCTCTCACCATCTTCGGTGGTAAGCACGCCACCCATTAACACAGCAAACTGCAGCTGGTCGAACGCCGCTACCAGCACGCGTGCGCCATCGAGCGGCGTGATATCAGGTTGAACGAATGCGTAACTGAGTGGGGCACGACCTGACACGAGCTGTGGTTACCCTGCTGATTTCTTTTTCCAAAACTATGTTTGATCCATTAATTTTTTTCCTATACAAATGATATAAATTCTGGTATACGAACAATAAAAGTATTTCAGTTAGCGAGTTTTTGAGCAAAAAATCTTATTGAATATTTTTAAAAGAAGACAACTTTCTAATTATTTACTATACGATTTTATTAGAAGGATTAACTAAATGTCAGATCGTATTTTCAATTTCAAAAATTATCCAATTATCTTTATTGGCTCCGGCATGTCCAAAAGATATATTAAAGACTATCCCACATGGGAAGAACTGCTTAATGAGTATTGGATAAAATCTAATGAAAACCATGACTTTTATCAATACTTACTGACTATCAAAGACAAACATAAACATGAATATCCTGACGAGTCAGCGTTAAATCACAAAATCTATACTGAAGCTGCAAGCTATATTGAAGAGCGTTTCAACCATCTTTTCAGAACAAATGAAATCACTCTAGAAGGCCTGGATGCGAAAAGAGTTTTTAGCGAAAACATCTCCCCTTTTAAATATTCTATCTGTCAGCGCTTTAGTGATATACAAATAAGGAATGACATTAACCAGGAAGAATTTGACGCTTTTAAGATACTTTTAAAAAAGGCAAAGATGATAATTACAACAAATTATGATTCTTTTATTGAATTATTACTCAATGAACAAGGAGTTACTCCTAAATTATACATTGGAAATCAAGGTTTCTTCGAGGATACTGTTGGTTGGAGTGAGTTATACAAAATACATGGAGATATAAAAGACCCGAAATCTGTAATTATCAATTCTGCCGATTACGAAAAGTATGATGAAAAAGCAATTCTTATAAGCGCCAAAATACTATCTAACATGATTAAAAATCCTATTATTTTTATTGGGTATTCTTTAACTGATAGGAATGTTAAAAAATTACTTTCTGATTTTTCTTCACAACTACCAAAAGAAGACGGTCGAAAAACAGCCGAGAGAATTATTCTTATTCAGCGAAAAGAAGCGGAAACAGAAGTTATTACTAAACAGATCACCGACCAACAATTACAAGTCACATATACATCAATTGAAACTGACAACTACAAAAAAATATATGAGGAAATAAGCTTAGTTGATGAAGGTCTTTCTCCATATGATGTACTGAGGTATCAAAGGGCAATCAAAAACCTAATTATTAACGAAGGGGAAAAGGGTAAACTCGATAACCTTCTTGTTTCACCATCTGATTTAGACAAACTAGAAGAAAGTGTTAAAACAGGTAAAAATTTAGTTGTTGCGCTAGGAGATCAGAAGTACATCTTTACTCAGTTGAAAGAAAATCATTACTTAGAAGATTATTTATTTGAGAAGAATGAAATATCAAATAAGCTTGCCATCGAATTTGTTATAGATTGTATATATACTACACGTTTACCGTTCGCCAAATTAATTTCATCAAGTGACTTTATTTCTATGAAGTTAACACCCGAATGCCTCTATAAACTTAATCAAAGAATTGACAGGCACGGTAACCTTGACAATTTAATAAAATTAATCACAGTTGATAAAACCAATATCAATAAAAAATTTTCAAGTACGCAACAAATCATTAATGCTCAATTTAGCAAACTTAAAGAGTTATCTATTATTACTAAAAACATCAAAGAATTAGATTTTAAGGATGTTGAGGGATATGTTAAAAATGAAGCTTTCAATCATTTTAAAAAAACTGAAAACAGCAATTTGAAAACAGCGTTTAGAAAACTATTCCTTGCATTTGATTTATTGAAGCATGGGGATATTAAGAAAGTAAAATTATAGCAAAAAGCCCTGAAAGGTTAACTTTTCAGGGCCTTGCTTTTTATCCCATATGGAGGTGGGATGCTTCGCTTATGATGGAGCAAAGCGTGGAACAATAATAGCAACCCGCAACCAAATTTTCAATGACCAAACCCACTAATGCTTATATTCATATCTTTTTAAAAAATGATAGCTTAGAGATAAACTTAACCCAGCCAGGCTTTTCAGTAAAATCAAGGAGGTATTCCCCCTTCGTTAAAACAGTTTAAAATAGTATTACTTTCGTTTACTTTCTGAGTATTAAAAATACATCAGGAATTTATAACAAATAATCCGTTTATTACAGTTAGTTAAGAAGCCTTTACATTGAGCATTCATAACAGAGTTATAAATTAGCAGCTAGTCGAGGTTTATAATAAAAAGGATGGCTGCATTCTCCTTACATAACCGGGCAGTCGTCGTCACGGTTTACGGCATTGATCAGCGCGATAACCGGCCCGATAACCGTCGCGCCGTCTAGGGCCTCCCCTTCTATCGCTTCGCCTTCTTCTGTTATCAGCGCATCACCCATCCACCTAGCGAACTGGTTGTAGCCGTCGACATTCACCAGCAGCACTATACCGGGATCTGGCCGCTTCGATTTATCGATCACGGCCCAGCCGCTCGATGTCTCAATCAGCAGAGTATTACCGTTTACGTTGAATAACTCGTTCAGGCACAGCTGACGCTGTACGTAGTCTTGCGCTGGAGACGGGAAGCCCATTACATGATCCTCCCCATACCCATCATGAAGTAGCACCGGTCCTCACCCTCATGCGGGGTGTAATCCCGAAAGTACGTCTGATACCGCGCTATCCACCGGTTCGCCTGCTCCATAGACCAGTGATGATGGTGCGCTTCCAGCTGCTGCACAAAATCAGCAGTCGTTACGATAAAGCCACGTTTCGGATCTGGTTTAACGGCTGCGGTGAACGCCGCGCCAATGTCGGAATATTTAGCCACTCTGTGCCCCTCCCTGTTAAATACTGTATATATAAACAGTAGTTTCAAAGGAGGGGCAGATCAAGATGGTGCGGCCTATTGATTTTTTGGATTGTCTGCTTGATCCATGCTTTCAGCGTCTTTTTCCGCCAGCACAGTCTGTTCCGCAGCCATTGCCGCCTCGGCAGCCTTCCGTTTCTGGTTATAAACAGAATCCTCCGGCATCTCCAGACGCAGGTCCACCCACCGCCCGGATGGGATATCCATCGGGTCACCGGCCACTATCATTGCCGTATCGACATCGAAGCGGCGTTTAAAGACGGAGACCGTTATTACACCGTTGGCGTCAATCTTGGTTTCGACAAAGCACAGACGGTTGCCATTGGTGTCCTGGGGTATCTCGATGGTCCAGCCGTCTGTATGGAAGCCCAGCGAACCGCGCACTTTATAAACCCCCGTCGAAACCTTTTCCGCTGTTACCCCCTCTGCCTCATGATTTACCGCAGCGCAGCCACCCAGGGAAAAGTCTTCCAGAAAACCGACAGGCATTTTTGCAGGGTCATCAGTTAGCCGGGCAATAGGGGACGCCTTTTTAATAAACCCGTTAGCATCTACCGTCGTGCTCAGGTTATCCAGCAGCAGACGCGTTGTTGCTACCCCCGATGCGCCATACCCAGACATGACCCTGATACCACGAGAAAAATAGTGCACGCTCATCAGAAACCACGTGTCGTTAGCTGCCGCCCACAGCGTGGGTGCGCTAGTCGGAATCTCATAGAATTCGCCGGACATAACGCCAGTGTTCTGGAAAGTTGAGAGGCTCTTGTTTCGAAGCCTTGCGATCAGCGAATCAATATTGTTGTCACTAAACGCATTGGCCTCGGCGATAGGGAACCCTTTGCGCAGCTCCAGCGTGTTGCGTGCATCAGAGGCGTTATTCGCCTCAATTCCTCCCTGGGATAACGGGAGCACGCCGTTAGCATTTTTCTGTGCCAGGGATTTCTGCGCCGGGACCGTATAGGCTTTGCCGTCTATGGTTATAGTCACGTTCCCGGTACCGGTCATCACATCAGCAAAACCACTCATGTACGCCTGGTACATTTTGAATGTTTCGGCAATATCCTGAGCCAGCCCGTCCACGCTCAGGCTGTCGCTCAACAGAATAGAATAACGGGTACCTGCCGGGATCGCCGGATTCACCGCTGGCGTTACAGCCAGCTGCGTGGCGCTGTTGACTGCGGTTATCTGAAGCACCTGTACTGGGCTGGTCAGGACAATGACAGTGCAGCCGTTACGGATGAGACTGCCCGCCGCTGTGAAATTAGTTCCGGTACCGGTGAGCGTGTTGCCGCTGCCGGCGATCGTACCAGTGGTGTAAATCATGTTTTCTCCGGGCAATAAAAAACCCGCTTGCGGCGGGTTTGGTTTGAATTAAGCGTCAGGAAACAGCAAACGAGCCTGTTCCGCGGGTTATTGTTAGGGTGGGGGACAGTATAGAAACGGAAGCGCCCGACGCGGTAATTGTTACGGTGCCGGAAACTGAAGGTCCGGCGAATCCTGTAATCGCATGTCGGAGCACTACAACCGCGCCTGGGACCCCGCCTGAAGCATTGCCGACAGGGATATTCACATTTCTTATATTGCCTGCAATATTTAGTGTCACCCCCGCCGATCCATTCCCCTGGGGGTAGCTAACGGCCACCATTACCTCAAGAACAACGCTTTTAGAGTTTCCCACCCCGCCTGAATCGTTAAAGGTGATTGTGCGGGTAGCAGTGCCAGTAGCACCGATTATGTCCGCGCCGACCCCGATATTTGCCACATCCCCAATAAAGCTGGTTGCGCGTACGGTGCCGGTGAAACTTCCATCCGTGGCATTGACCGTGCCGGTAAACGATCCTGCACTCGCATACACGGTGCCCCGCACCGTGACATTATTGAACGTAGCATAGCCACTTTTATTAATATGCCAGCCGACGTTACCGGATCCATCCCAGGTATTTGACTGAATATAGTCGCCAATCATCGCGTTCTGTATCCAGCCCTGCCCGATAAATCCCTGGCTAATAAACGTCTGTCCGTTCTGAATGACGAATGGCAGCGTCACCGCTGCACCCGCCTGGCTCATCACAGCGAACCGGTCAGCGAGGAAAACCACCTGCGACTGCATGCCTGCAGGCGTATTCTGCACCCCCAGCCCCATCCCGGCGGCATACCTCATGCCGTTCGCATCTATCCCAACCTTTATGCTGAGCATCGCATTCAGGCCGCCGTTGAGGTTTGCAACCGCCTGGGCGTTTGTCGTCACCGCCGAACTCACGCCCCCAATTGTGGCTGTAAGGGAGGTGATCTGTGATGCCGTGGACTGCCGGTAATCAGCTACCGTCTGGCTGACGCTGTTGATCGAGGCGACTGCGCCATCAACCCGGGAGGACATCTGCAGCAGCGATTGTGCCGAGGCCTCACGGTCACTGGCTGCAACCGTATCGATCCGGTCAATCTGGGCGCTGTTTGCGGCATTCACCGCTGTCAGGGTTCGCCTGGCGCTGACCTGCGCCAGCGTATTCTGAATCAGGGCGATCGCCGTATTCTGCACGCTGCCGCTGGCCTCAGATGTCTTGCCCTGAATCTCATCGAATCGTGACGCCGTGGCGCTGTCCAGGGTGGTGACCACCTGATCAAGCTCGGTAATTGCTGCCGTGTTTTGTTGCACCTGCTCAGCTGCTGCATCAGCTTTGCCAACAGCGGCATCAGCTTTCTCAGAAGCGGTTTTAGTGGCCGCCGTAAGCTGGTTAACCGCCGTCGCACGCGCTTCCGTTTCGCTGGCCAGCGCCTGCCGCACTTCGGTAATTCCCGCTGCGTTTTCCGCCGTCGATGCATCCAGCCGGGTGACGTCTGTAACCCGCGCCTCCGTCTCGGTGGCGATCACCTCGCGCAGCTGTTCAAGCTGCGCGGTGTTTGCCCCCTGCTGGGCAGACTGACGGAATGTCACCTCAGCGATGGCCAAAGCGTTCTGGATGATGCCTTCGGCAGTCTCGCGGGTGGCGCCGACGGCGGCCGCCAGCTGGTCAGCATTTTCTGCAATGGTGGCAGCCAGATCGGCCACCGTCTTACTGGTCTCTACGGCGTTCTCGATCAGGTCCTGAAAAACAGCCGTGTCCTTCATCTGCTCCAGAATGTCTGCCGCGATTGCGCTTACATCGATGGAGGATGTCCCCATTACCCAGTCAGTCCAGTCCCCGGCGTTGCCAATACGATCCACCAGTCGCGCGCGGTACCACTGCCTCACGCCTGCAGGCATCGGCCCATGCTGATAGCTGGTTGCCGGATAAGGGACGGTGGCCAGCGTCAGCGGGTTCGCCTTGTCGTCAGTGGTGGCTCGCTGCAGCTCGGTGTAAGCCGTGTCGCCAGAACCATCAGGGAACGCCCAGGTGACGTTGATGTTCCAGACCACGTCATCGCTTGCCAGCAGGTTCTGCGGTGTGCCGGGCTTGCCCGTCTTTCCGGTCAGATAGGTCGTGTCAGCGTAACCCCATGGCGAACTGGACTCCTGCGCATTAAGCGCACGCACCCGCACATCGTAACTCCCGGTGTAGATACCCTGCACCGTAAATCCCTGGGCGCTGGTCACTGGAACGTTTACCCAGTCGCCGTTGTCCTTGCGCCACTGGGCCTGGTACCGGATCGCACCTTCAACACGGTCCCAGGACACATTCATGGTGGCGACTGTTAGTCCCTGCTCGATATGATCGGTTTCTGTGATGACGATATTCTTCGGCGCAGGAATAACACTCATCGGCGTGACGGTCACCGGCGCAGGGGTAATGCGCACACCGTCATCGATGTAGCGGTATTTATCCGGATCATGCTGAACCGCAGTGATAGTGAAACCACCATTGCTGTCGTCATTCGCCCGGATAGATGTGACGCGAAAATACTGAATAGCGAGGTTATCGCTGTCGATAGCCCACACGGCACCAGGCTCCGGCGGCAGCCTGAAAGAGGTGGTGACCGTCACCGTCTGTTTGTCCGCGCTGACTGATGCGATCGTGCGAGTCTGCGCCTTGCCGTCTGGCAGGTTAACCACCAGGCGGTCACCGGCGGAATAATCAACGGGGCGATCAAGCTCAACGCTGCGACCGCTTACTGCCCGGATGCGCCCGCCGTTTTGCTTGCCTGCGCGGAACGGATCCGCGATACCGATAATCTCAGCCGGCAGCGGAATGTAACCGTCCAGCCCCACACCAAAGGAGACCGTTCCGTCACGAGCATTGGACAGCAGCGCCCACCGGCCCCGGCGGTGCGCCTCGCTCTGGGAGGTGCAGCCGATCGCCGTCATAGTCATCTGGTTAACGCCGTAGCGCTGAACCAGTTCAGAGTCGTAAACCTGCTCTACGGTGTCGGTGAAATGATTCTGCGGATCCGACCACGATACCAGCGCGGACGAATAGCGATTTTTGTAGCTTCCGCCACCATAGGTAAATAATCCGTCGATAACGTTCGAGGCATGGTAAGTAAAATCAACGTCATCCTGCGGCACGTCGGCGCGCACGTAAATCTGATCGTTTCCCCAGAAGGTGATGCCACGAAACACAGCGGCCAGGTCGCTGAGAACGGTGTAAGCATCCTGCTGGCTCTGGATGCACACGTTGCAGGTAAAGCGCGGCTCGGTACCACCAGCACCATCAGACACCATATCGTCGCAGTACTGTGCAATGGCGTACAGTTCCCACTTATCGATCATGCCTGCATCGACGCGGGTGCCCATACCGTAAATCTCATCCAGCACCAGGTCGTAAAATATCCATGCCGGGTTGTTGGTGTAGGCCATTTTGAAGCCACCCGCCCAGGTGCCGCTGTAAGTGCGTGTCTCCGGGTCGTAGGAGTCAGGCACGCGAACCAGCTTGCCTTTCGGTCTGCAGGTTACCTTTGGCGCGCCGCCGGTGAACTGGCTGGCATCAACCTCGATATAGAGCAGCGCCGTGTTCGGATAACGCAGTTTGCTGTCGATCACCTCAGCGAACGAGAACACCTTAAAGGCATTGACCAGTTTTGCGTTACCGACAGAATCGGGAGTAATACGGCGTACACGCACGGCCCAGCTGGTTGTGGCCGCAGGCAGATCTATGCGGTGGTCGCGCTGGTATTCACTCGTCGTCTTGCCGTCGAATTTACCGTTAACTACCGTCTGCCAGGCTGCACCATCAGTTGAGAGATCGATAGAGTACTCGGTGACTGTACCAACCATGTCGTTGTTGTCTTTATAGGTGTACTGCACAGGCAGGCTGAGCTTGATACGTACGGCGTCCAGCGTCAGGTTAGTGAACTGGCGAGTCCAGGGCGCGGTGGTAGTTACCGTAACACCGGCTGAAAGCTCGTTATTGGTATCCGGCAGACCCTGAATGTAGGTCTGGTCCTGCGTTCCCGGCCGAAAATCCCACTTCACACCGGTGAAGTTGAAACTGCCGTCATCGTTGGCCAGCGGCGTGTCGTTGAGAAAAATTTTCTGGGCGGTCAGATCACCCTGGATTTCACCCTCCGCGATGGCCACCAGCATTTTTAATTTTGCTGTCGACAGCAGGTCGTCCGGTGCCTCAACCGGGGTGTGCGGTTTGCTTCCTCCGCCTTTACGCCCCTGAATAATGGTCTCACCTTCGAGAAGTCGCATATTTCACCCATAAAAAAGCCACCCGTAGGTGGCCTGGAGTTGGTCAAATTTTATTGCTGATCGCTGGAGAAGATCCCCGCGTTGATTATCGGACCGCCTATTTCAGGCTCGCCATAATCCAGAGGGACCGGATAACCCATCGCAACGGTATTCACCGGCGCGCCAAAAGCATAGTTGGGCTTATTGTCCGCACTGGAGGAGGCACCAACGTTATATTTTGGCTGCGGCGTCAGCAGCTGCACCACGCCGCCCAGCATCATCGACAGGCCCAGGCCAGTTAGCGCCGTTGTTGTAGCGGTTGCAGCAGCTGTGCTCAGGCCTATCGCCGCCAGCGATGCGCCTGCGGTAAAATATGCGGCCACGAGAGCCACTGCCCCGATAACGACCTGTAGTACACCGCCTCTTTTCGAGCCCTCAACAATGGCTGAAATCCGGTATACCTCGCCGCCTCGGGTCATGTCGAACTCATCGAGACCGATATTATTTTTGCCATTGAAGAAGGCGAAGCGGATCCCCTTCATATGACCCTCAGACAGGTAGCGCCTGAAGCCAGGGACCTGGCTGCACATGGCGCGCAGCATCTCACGCAGATCATCAACGTGAAAACGATGCTCGCGCCCGAACTTCTTCGCCATGCGGCCTTCAAGAATTAGTGTCTTCAGCATTCATCAGCCCCTTATGCCTGACCACACGAACAGTACGATCGCGGTAATACTTGCCATACGGCACCCGGGCAGACAGGCTGCCGAAGTTGTGATGCAGCATGATATTTTCCTGGTGCTCGTGGCGTCCGAGGTAGATCGCTGCGTGATTGGTCACCTGGGCTTGTACGCGCATCATGATCATGTCGCCGGGCTGCATATCAGCCGGATCTACCTGAATAAAGCCTTCTGCCTGCCAGTGATCGTCATAGCGGTTTTCCCCCTGCTCCCACCATTCGTACGGTACCGAGTAATCGCCCAGGGTGATGCCATGCTCGCGCTGATACCACTCGCGGATCAGCGACCAGCAATCGGCAAAGCCGAGCACCCAGCGCCGCCCGGCATAATCCCGGTCTTCGCGTGGCGCCAGAGTGCAAAAGTCCCCGTCCGGCCAGCTCATAATGCCCCACTCAACGCCGGACCAGTCACACTGCACACGGTCCATTTCTGACGGCACGAGCTGGACCACATCCGGGTGGGAGTGGATGACCATAATGATCTCGCCCTGCTCCGACGCCGCGAGCTTGTCCTCAGGTGAGAGCGTGAAGGCTTCAGTGGGAATGTCTGAAATATTGCGGCACGGTATGTACTGCTGCGCCCGCCCTGCCTGCACCACTACCCCGCAGGCCTCGTTCGGATACTCCGCCGCAACGTGGGCGCGGATCGCATCCATCAGTTTTTTTCGCATGATTATTTGCCCTGAAGGTTTGCCGCCGGGAAGCCGCCGAACGACAGCGGGTTACCAGCCCCGAAGCGCGCTTCGCAGTCCTGCAGCAGGCCGCTGCACACATCCAGCGCCGGATTATCAGTGGGAGTACCGTCTTTGAGGAAATAGCGATTGCCGTTGTAATCGCATCCGGTACCGGTGCGGTACCAGCCCCGCATACACCAGGTGCAGACGGGGGTGATCTGCCGGGTGGGCAGCTGCAGGTTCTGGATGTCAAACGGTGAGCACAGCTCAAAGTCGATTTGCACCCGCGTTTCGGCGGTTTTGGCGTTAACGTAAAAAAGTTGCACGCGTTCGTCAGCCGGGCTGGCGTTCGGGTTGCCGGCTGTCCAGTTGGCCGCGTCCAGATACTTCGCCAGCGTGGTATGGATTTTCACCTTCGCCTTGACCAGATCGTCGTACTCCAGGCACAGAGAAGTAACATAGTTGCCGACGTTGGACACGGAAAGCGTGGGGGTGGGCTGCGCCCCGGTGCTGGACAGCTCCAGCCCTTTCAGCTCATACGGGTAAGGGTCATACTGCTGGCCCTGCCAGATAATGGCTGGCAGGTTATCAGCAGCGAACGCAGCCCAGCCCGGAGCTGCAATATTGTGCGCGTGAAATCGGAGTATGGTATCCATGCCAAAGGCGGTGCCGTCGATCTCGATGAGCTGTATCAGCTCACCCGCCTCGAGTTTCTGTACATCGTTCGTAAAGCTCATATTCGGCCCATAAAAAAGGCCGCAAAAGCGGCCCTTGAGGAAAAGGTTATCTACGGCGCGAAGGCTTGCTCGAAAGTAAAGTTTAGTGTTATCACCCCTCCTTTTAAGAAAGAATAAGATATAGAATCAGCTTTTACTCTAAACAGCTTCTTCTCACCCCATGGGTTAGTCCACCAGAACGAATCGATAGCATGGCTAATTAAAAAATGCCTTACTTCAATCGCTGCATCCTTTTTGCCAATCCAATTGAGATCCCACTTTTCTGAAGCAGCATTAATTCCGTTAGAAGATATCTGTTTATAACCATCGCCAAACTGAGCAGAGTTGGTATTAATTGTATCTGTTCCATTGGCAGATGCTTTTGTTTTCCACATGAATGTATCTGGCATACTTGCTCCATAATGCCCGCACGGAGCGGGCAAAACTATGGCTAAGGCTTTAGATTATCAAGGATATTTTGTAACGCATTGATATCTTTTGCTGATGATGAAGGCATTTGGTTTAATTGCCCACCAGGCATTTGGCTTTCAAGCCACATATCAGTCCAGACTTTTGCAGAGTTATTAACGTTTGCAATAGTAAATTTTATTTTTGATACGGCAGGTGTTGAATAAGCATTTCCAACAAGCATTTGGGCGAATGCATTGTCCGCCTGTTTACCGCAAATTACAGTAGAGTCCGTGGACTCATATACCATCAGTCCTTTATTATTACAAAGATTAACTAAACTATCTTTTACTTGCTCCTTTGTTTTTCCAGGATAAATGCCTTCAGCCTTTCCAGATGCTGTAGGTTTTTTTACTAATTCCGGGGCCGCACAGCCAGTTAGTATCAGCCCAGCAAAAATTACACTTATAACTTTTCTCACTTTAACCATTTTCCTATTGACAGTTGCAAAAAAAACAAAGCAACATTATCAATAAATCTCATTATCTTCTACTATAAAGTAAACCACCCGGCGACATTTCCTTCCTGAGTCTATCCGTAATTGCAATCTGAACGATTGATTCAAGTTGTTTGGCAGCCCCGGTTACGTTAGAAGTGTTTGCGTTATCATATCCAGAGTCAGACTGAGTTAATGTAACAGGGGCATACACTGAAATACCTGACAGTGCAGGCGAGTACGAAGCTGATTGGCCAACATAGCCACCATTGGCATAACCTTGCATCAGGCGGTAAAGATTTCCAATCCCAATGCGTCTTGTCGCCTCTTTCGTAAACACAAACTCTCCACGGTGGACTACCCCAGCGGGTTCATATTTCCCTCCCTCACCTGTAAATCCTCCGGAAGCAAAACCGAATGAATTTGCACCGACATTAACTAGCCCAACCATCGCTTGTTTTACTAAGATTTGAGCGAGCATAGCCATAGTAGAGCGAGTAAAATCTGCCAGGTTCGCTTTGCCTGTGATGATCATATTAGCTAAGTTATGACTAATGCCATCAAAGGCACTTATTGCCACAGATTTAACCTGCCCATAAGCATCAGCAGCAGAATCAGCAAAATCTTGCCATGCAGATTTTGCACCTGCCTGCCAATCACTGCGGATCCTGTCCTGCTCTTTATAAAAATTCCGGAGAGCATTAAGTTCCTTCTGATAACCCGAATCCGTTTCTTGCCCGCCCTGATTTTTCCAGCCCTGCAACAACTGAGCCTCTTCCTGTCTGCGTTGCGCGGCCCGACCGCTCAACGAGGCACTGTCTTTCAGCGCGCCCGTTTTTTCCCCCATCTGCGTGAGATATTTCTGCGCGTTGTCCTGCATGCGGTTCAGCCGCTCCTGCACGACAATCTGATCGCCCAGCGCTGCTTTCTGCCGCTCCAGGGCCAGAACCTGATCTTTACTTGCCAGTAGTGACTGCTCCTGCTTCGAAAGCTGGCGCTTACCGGCAGCATCTTGCAGCACGGCAAACTTCGCCTCGCTCAGCTGCAGAGCTTTGCGTTGCTGGCTGATGGTGTCGGTGATATACCTGTGCTGCTCAAGCACGCGCAGTTGCGATTGCAGTGCCAGTAATTCAGCCTGTGAAGAATCTTCAGCACGAATCCCGGCAGGAGTGGTGACCCTGGCAGTTTTCGGCTTTTTGAGGGAGTCCTCATACTCTTTTTTGGCTGCCGCCATATTGATGTTGTAATCAGCCTGAAGGATGCGCCCCTCTTTCAGCGCACTATTCAGCTCGTTCTGACGACTGGTATATTTCTCAAGCGCTGACTGAGTCTTACTGTAATTATCCTGGGCCTGCTGAGCATATCTGAGCTGATCGCTGTTGCGCCTGCCCTGCTCCTGCGCCCCCTGCTGGGCAGCAGCTTCAATATCGGCCTGCTGCTGTGCCATTGACAGAGCGGCAGCAGCCCGGTCAAGTATGGTTTTATACTGATTTTTTACAGCGTCAGAATTCCCGGTGCGATTAACGTTGTCATCATAGTTTTTGCGGGCAATATCGTAATTCTGCTGCGCCTGCTTAAGCATCTGCGCACCAGTATCAGGCCGACCGATATCGAGCAGCTTGTCCCACATTGAAGAAAAAGCGTTGCCGGTTTCATGCGCCCAGCGCTGCAGCGTACCCATGCTCTGCTCAATTTCATGCGTCTGCCTGTTGAAACCCTGAGTTGCAAGTTCGTTTGCGGTCGTAAGGGCCTGGGCTGCTTCTCCGGAACGTTGCAACTGCGCAACCCAGGCGATTTGCTCAGCCGTCACGTTATGGAACTGTTGCGCCATAGCAATCAGCCCGGCGGTAGGATCACTCACCAGCTTACCAAATGAGTCAGCAACTTTATCGACAGGCAGGCCGGATAATTCAGTAAACCGGGCCACAGCAATCGACATAACATCAAAGTTAGCGCCTGCCTTTACTCCGGCATTAACCAAAGCGGTCAGCGCCTCGCTGGTCTGCCCAAAAGTCAGTCCTGCCCGCTCGCCCGCAACGGAAATCGACAACATTTGCTGAGCAGTGAGTCCTGCGCCATTACCAGAAAGGATCAGCGTTTTATTAAAATCAGAAAGGGCTGCGTTACCCTGATAAAGAGAGTATGCGAGTGCAGCAGTGGCTGCTGCCAGCACGCCCACGCCCAGGCCAACAGGTGAAATGGTACCCATCAGTGCACTGAACATAGGGCGCAGACCACCGAACGAGTCCTTAATCTGACCGCCCTGCTGGAGCAGAATAAGCCAGGGGCTCTGGCCACCAGCCAGCTGCGTGGCGATATCGGTAAACTGTGCAGGGAGCGTACGCATTGCCGCTGAATACTGACCGACGGAAATCCCGGCCCGCTTTGCGGCTAACTCCTGACGGGAAAATGCCTGCTGCGCCTGGGTGGTGGCTTCGTTGGCAGCCTGACCCATTTCGGTTAACTTCTTTCCGGCGAACGTCAGCTGCTCGGTGAATTTAGGTGAATTCAGGTCCAGATTTACAATCAGATCACCCACTGACTGGGCCATAGCGAACGCCTCCTATACTTTCGGCTAAAGACATCAGGGTTTCATCACCTGGTTCGTCTGTGGTTTCCGGTGGGTTAAGCACACTGAAGTGACAGGGCGTAAGATCGTGATCTTTGTAAGCCACTGAGAAAATGAGATGGCTAAGCTTTGAAAAATGAATATCGAGCTGATCACTCTGGAAGTGCTGGCTACCATAAAAGACCCCCCATTCGGTCAGCTCCGAAGACGACATGCCGGCGAGCATGGAGCGCCAGTCTGGTCGCCTGAACTCCCTTGCCAGCTTCATAATGAAGCTGAGCTCACCGGCTAGCGCTTTTCCGCTTTAAGCTTTTCACTCTCCACATCCTGCTCACGTGCAGCGTCTTTAGCTTCCTCATTTTCTTCAGGCAAAACACTTTCCCTGGCAGGGATCATGCCGGAAAGCGTTTTAACTTTTGTCTCAGCGAGGCCAATAGCGTCCACAGGCCAGGTAGCCATGACTTCAGACTGAAGAGCCTCTACCCGGGCATTTATTTCAGCGGTTGTTTTTCCCTTGTTGTCATCGCCATGCCAGAGTGACATTGCAACAAGGCGGGCTCCGTCGCGAATGCTCATCGCCACGATAATCGGATAGAGCTTATCGGGATCGGAGTCATCCTCTTTTGGCATGCTGGATTCCTGCTGCGCCAGGTACTGAAAGTGCTCAATACGCTGCAGGGCTGATAATTCATATAGCGTTACCTGATGGCCGTTGTGATCAAACTGCTCTGATTTAAGAAACATTTCATGCTCCATTAAAGCGGGGCCGCAGCCCCGTCAACTCACGAAACTGTGATCCGGCATGACGCAACAAATGCGCCATTATTGGTCATCACAATAATATCGGCAGTGCCCGCTGCCACACCGCGAACCGTCAGGGTGTTTCCGGTGGCCGTGACAGTAACTTTGGCTGGATCAGAAGACGATGCGCGATACGTCTTATCCGAGGCATCGGCTGGCAATACAGTGACCGCCAGCGCAGTGGTTGATCCGACTGCAACTGTTGCCGTTGTTTTGTCCAGCTGAACGCCGCTTACCGCCTTCACAGGGGTTCGACTCTCCTCTGCCAGTTGAGGCTTACCTGTATTAGTAATTTTGGCGGAGCGCGTGATCACCTCTTTCGCCGGTACCGCTTTACCGAGGCTGCTTACCCAGCCGCGAAACACATCGACAGCGCCGTTCGGGAAGCTGATCTTATAGACCAACGGAGTGCCATCATGAAACCACTGGACCAGGTTCTGCTGACCTGCTTCGCCAGGCTTCCAGGCCAGTGTAAAAGTGGCTTCTCCGGCAGATTTCTCGCCCTGTGCGGTGCTGGACCAGTCCCCGTCTTCATCATCCAGGTAGGTATCATCATAGGACTCGGCGGTCATCTCGCCGGGGGTGAGATCCTTAATTTTCGCCAGGCGCGTCCATTCAACGTTGGATGTCGGGTTCGCATAAGGATCACCGACGCCGGTATAAATCCAGAGCGTGGTACCGGCACCCTTTACCGGTTCGAGGGGGGTTGGTGTGGCCATAATATCCTCACATCAAATAAGTAATGGAATACTGCAGATCGGCTGAACCCCAGGCGGCCATTTCATCGTCTCGCTGATAGTCGTAACCCTGGGCTGACATGGTTTCGACAAGGCCGGACAACGCAGGGATCGCACCCAGTACCGGATAGATTTTTTCCTCCATCCATTTATCAAGCGCAGAATCAGTTTCAGCTGCTTTCAGAAACACCTCGATATGAAGAGTTGCGCTCCACATATCCTCATCCAGCGATTCGCTGGTAGCCTGAGCATCTGTCAGAAAAACAGCGACTGCCGGGAGGTCGTCGGGCTCCAGTAAAGCCGGTCTTCCGTCACACCAGGTAACGGTATCCGGAACAGAGCGTTTCAGTGCGTCAAGCACTGCGGAACGAATTGATGGATGCTTCATCGCGTAAGCACCAGCCGGAGCTGATTGCGAAGTGCTGCTGCCATTTCTTTCGGCATATCACTTTGCATCAGCCTGGCTGACTCCTCCTTAAAGGCTTCAGTTAACGGTGCCGCAAGCGGGATGCTCGCCACCTGCAGTGGGTATCGGTTTTTTGTTGTTCTTCGCAGCACATGCCAGCGACCATTCTTAAGTTGCTGGATAAAGCCGCCGGGAAATGAGAAGCGACCGATACGCAGCACGCTGCCCGCCCCCAGTACATCGCGCTTGCGGCGGGAAAGCCGGACGCTTGCTGCACCAAGCTTGATTGCGGGCAGGTTGCCGCGGTTAACCCTGATGGTGGCCTGCGGTTTTCTTACCGTGGCTTTCTTCAGCCTGGCGCGCTGGTTCACCAGCTTGCGGGGTACTTTCGTCTGCCCTGCCACCGCACGGGTGGAACGGCTGACGGCACGCGCTGCTACCCGGTTAACCGCCTGTGATGAGGCGCGGGGCACCGCTGTCTGACTGATGCTGTTCAGATTGGCAATGGCCTGTTCGAGTCCTTTTACGGACATGCTGCCTCCTTACTCAATCCAGATTTGCGGTTTGCCATTGAAGGTCTGCTGGCGGGTTACGGTGTACGTTTTCCCTTTCCAGATAACCTCGTCATTTTTGCGTGGGCGCAGACCAGGTGCAAACACCACCAGCGACACCCCCTCTCCGATCAGCGGTCCCATTTCAGCCAGGAACTGGCTTTCAACAGCGTTATAATCCGTACCGTTGATCGTGACCACGCTACCCATCGTCTGCACAGTGGCGGCATCCATGCGCGCCGCCACCTGCTCGAAGCGGTTAGCCATTGATACGAACCGCAACAGTCGTGCTGGTTGCGGCAGCGGCCTCCCATGCCTTGCCTGCAGGTGTTGCACCAGTGGAATCAAGCTGAATTTTGCCGCTCTTGAGGTAGACTGTTTTGCCCTGCTCAATGGCATCAGCGGCAAGCTTAGGCAGCACAACAACGCCCGTTGTGCGTCCGTCTCCGGTTTCGCCAGGCGCGATATCCACGATAGCCACAGCCAGTACGTCACCTACAGCTACCGGCGCGCCGCTGAGAATTGCCGACTGCCCTGAGTTGGTGATGGCAATCGTATTGCCGTCCTGAAGATAATTTTTCATAGGGATCTCCACGGCCCCGCCCGGGGCCGGATTACAGACATAAAAAAAGCCCTGATGGGCTGCGGGAACTGCGCGGGGTGGCTTATTTGCCGGTGGATTTCACCAGACCGCGGTAATCAAGCGGTGCAACACCGGCATCAATGCGAACCTTGGTCGCCACACCGTCGGTGGTGAAACCTTCCTGCTGATCGATGTACGGGGTATCAACACCGTTCATGTAGGCCACCTCAATCGTATCGCTTCCCTTCGCGGCGGCCAGATACCATGCTGCTGCATCAGCATCATCCAGGCGTGCTTCAGAAATGATTTGGGCGAAGTTCTGGATCGGGTTAACGATACCGGCATTAACATCCGCACCTTTCACGCTCGCCGACTTTATGGTCTGGCTGGCGACCGTTTCCAGAATGGTCGGCACCAGCACATACGCCGGGCGGATGTTCAGTGAACGCTCGCCATCTTTTTGCACACGCATCAACTGGCGTGCCTTGTCCAGGTTCGTTACGTCAATGCCACCGGCGGACAGGTTTTTATGATCAGCGCTGAACAGCGCCTTACCATCAGACATTTTCGGGTTATCGGTCAGCACTGCATAAACCAGATCCCCGATAGTAGCTTTTGCCGCGCGGCCCATTTTGGTGGGAACGTCGGTCAGCTGGTTCAGGTCATCGTTGATAATGGCCTGGCGGGTAATGGAGAAAATCTCGCCATAGGTAGCCAGCGCGATGGTTTCGCCTTTGTCACTGGTGGTAACGTACTTATATTCCGCACCCTCACGGACCTTACGCAGTGAGGCAAAGCCTCCCATACCGACGCGATGCGCAGTTTTGAAGTCACTGAGACTGCCTTTTTTGGTCCACAGCTCAAAGGTTTCTTCTGCCTCCTCCCAGCCCTGAAGCAGGGCCTTATTGGCAACGTCCAGCAGGATGCTGCCAAAGTCAGAGGTGCTGTGCGTCAGGGCAAAGCCGACCATCTGCATCGGGTTATAACTTGCTACACCGATCCCGCGTTCGGTCAGTGACATGCGGGCATATTCACGCAGCGTCATGCCGTTATAAACGTTTTCGCGGCTGACCTCCTCGTAACCCGCGCGGGCCATCAGCGCCTGGCGGATCCCGTCCCCAACGATATTGCCGTTGCTGGCATGAATATGCGCGTTACCAGCTTTGTTTGACGGAGTAGCGGTTTTGCCAAGCTCCGCCAGCAGCTTGTCTTTCGCCTGGTAAACGGAACACTCCAGATCGGCAACACACTGCGACTGAAGCTCCTGGTGGCGGCCGCCGAACATGGCGAACAGGTCGTTGATGCCGTTAACGCGGGCACGCTGCTCCGCCAGCACCTGGGCACGGATGGTGTCTTCGTTCGCGGGATTCTGCGGCGCCGGATTCTGTGGCTGATTCTGCGGCTCCCGGATTGTGCTGTTTCGCGGCGGGGTGACCATATTTCGAATGCTGTTTGGCATCTTCTCAAATTCCTCAATACGTTTTGAATGGATGCAGGCCATCGCCTGCAGTGACGGGGTCACCTGGTCAGCAAAACCCTGCGCCAGGCACTCTTCGCCTGTCAGCCAGGTTTCATCTTCCAGCATGGCGGCGATCTGATCGTGAGATTTGCCGGTTTTGGCCGCGTAGGCCGGGATTAACACGCTTTCGACTTTATCGAGCAGATCGGCATAATCGCGCATGTCGTCAGCATCTCCACCCGCAAAGCCCCATGGTTTATGGATCATCATCATGGTGTTTTCCGGCATAATGACCGGATTACCCACCATGGCAATGACCGAGGCCATAGACGCGGCCAGGCCGTCGATATAGACGGTGATAGCCGCGCCGTGAAACTTCAGGGCATTAAAAATGGCGATGCCGTCAAAGACATCGCCACCCGGGGAGTTGATATGCAGTTTGATGTGAGTGATTTCGCCCAGCGCCTTGAGGTTCGCAACAAACTGCTTTGCCGTTACCCCCCAGTAGCCGATCTCATCGTAAATATAAATTTCGGCCTCGTTTCCTGCACTGGACTGCATGCGGAACCAGTTATTTTTTGCGTGGGCCTTCGGGCGGTTCATCACCCGGTTTCTTTTCCTGGACACTGGTGTCTCCTTTGTCATTTGCCGGGTCTGTGTCGTACACCAGCCCCTGTTTTCGGTTTTCGTCGATCTCTGCTTTGCGACGGCGCTTCACATCGTCCGGATTTGCGCCCCGGGCGCGTACCCATTCGCTTTCAGTTGCCGCGCCACCGCGCAGCAGCAGTTTCCAGGCGGTAGCCTCTTTTACCGGGTCGATCCATGGCATTACCGGACCGGAATACACAGCGTTATAGAGTGAAGCTTTATCCACACCGCGTGGCACGCTGATTTCGCCGGACGCGATCGCCATTTTCAGCCATGCCCGATACATCGGCCGGGTGATGGCGGCAATAAACGCATCCTGGAGGATGAGGTAACCTTCGGTGGACTCCACCAGCTCCTGGCGCTGCGCGCTGTAAGTACCATCGTAGTTACGGGCGATGCTGGAAAAGCTGCCGCGTGAACCGGCAGCCACGGCGCGCAGCTGGCCGTTGCGGAATGTCTCAAGATTGGGGTTCGGCCGGTCTGATTTAATCATCCCGATGTCTTCGCCGGGACGCAGATCGTCAAACAGCATGCCGGGTTCGATATTCAGCTCGCGCTTACCATCGAGGGAGTCATCGTAGGTCTGTCCGTCCCCTTTTTTAATGAACATGCCCAGTGCGGCAGCGATGCGTGCGGCGGTCAGCTCTGCGTCTTCATACTCCTTGAGGGCTGACAGGCGCATCATCACGCCCGCCAGCAGGGAATTACCCCGTAACTGGTGCAGCCGGCGCATGAACTTCAGATGCAGCATGTTCTCTGCAATGATGTCCTTGGTCTCGCCCAGCATCATCCCTTCAGCAGGCATATTGCGGAACACCAGGTACTTTACCGGACGCCCCCAGTCGTTGAGATAAATACCCTGACACAGCTTCTTACTGGGGTCGGTGCGCTCAAGCGGCACAAAGTCCGGCTCCAGAGCCTCCAGCCAGAATGGAATACCCGCCACCGGCAGCAGGCCGTTACCCGTGCCGCTGACAAGCTGGGCAAATACCTCACCGTCACGCAGCCAGGTTCGGGCCATCAGGCGTTCGAGTACAGGGCGGGTAAATTGCCCCGTCACGTCAGGCGAAACTGACCACTCGCCCCATTTGGCACGTATCTGTGTGGCTAACCCATCAGCAAGCTGGCCGCTCTCCATCAACGGCTGTGGCTCAACGATGATGCCTTTTGCGCCAACGATTCTTTCTTCAAGTTTGTCGAGCACGCCGATTACCAGATCATGATTGCAGTCAAGCCAGCGCGCCTGTTCGCGAAGAGATCGACCGCCGAACTGGCTCAGTTGGTTGGCTGAGCGGTTTTCACGCCTGCCCCTGTGAGTACGGGTAGGAAGTACCGCTTCATACGCCTGAATGACCATCCGGGATTTTAGCCGTGCCGCTTTCCATCCCGGCGAGAGCAGGCCGATCGCATTATCCAGCAGACTCATCGCGGGAACCTCGCCAGACGATACGCGGGACGCCCGGTAAGCGCGGCAGTAGCAGAAGCAAGCTTACGCTCCCACTCCTGGCGACCTTTACGGATCTCGCTCAGATTTTCCATGGTCATCTGTTGACCATTAAAGGTGATGGACTTGCCCTGCAGCACGGCCATTTCAGCCTCTGTATAGCTCTGAATCATATTGAGGATATCGCTCTGGTTCACACCCAGCCTCCTGATGTTGACGGTGCCCAGGCTGATTCCCTGGTCTGTTGCGTTTTTGTCTGTACCGGCGCAGCGGGCGCTGACGGTGACGTTTTAAGCACAGGCGATACGGGCTCCTGCGTTTCGGTATGGTTTTCAATATAGGTTTCGCGGCGCGCCCATTCAGGTGCGTCAGGCCATTTGATTTTCTCGTAGCCGTGCAGAATGACCAGCGCGTGGGCATAGACCATAAGGTCAAACGCTTCGTTAGCTCCCTTGCCAGGCTTCGACCATTTTCCATCGGTTGAACGCTCCTCATAGGTAAGCTCGTCGTAGAACCAGTCACCAAGCCAGTCAGGAAAATGCACATAATTGGGACCGGGCACATTACGCCACAGGGCATTGTTGATCCGGTCTTTCAGGGCATTGGTCTGAAGCAGGTAAAGCGGTACATCCCCGGCGGCTTTTGCACGGCGCGATGTTCGCCCGGTATTATCCGGATAAGTTCGGGTGATGAGTTTTGCGCGCGTCTGGCTGTCGCCCTTGAAAAGCCACACCTGACGCTGAAGACCATCACGACGGCAGCGCCGCCAGAATTCGTAGGCATTATCGGTAACACCATCTTCACCTCCGGAGTCCACTGCCATAGCCAGCAGGCGCATGCGTTTCTCCGGTTCGCCGTCAATCACCCACGTTTTTTCGAGCACATCGGTGCGCAGTAAATCCCAGTCTTCAGGGTAGCTGGCCGGGTCAATCGGCAGGCTTTCGCCCTCCGGCGTGATACGCATCGATTGGAGAATGTTGTAGCGATCCACCACCCAGCGCTCTCCGTGAGCACCATAGCCGACAACCTGGACCACGAAACGGCGACGGCGACCACCCTGCACATCGACGGTCGCCACCAGAAACTGTACCCCGGCAGGAACGCGCCGCTTTTCCACCGGCTCAGCTCGGCGCTGGAGCTCTTCACCCTTGCGCTGCTCAACACTGGATCGCGGAAGGTACGGACGGCCCCAGTCAGTATTGATAACCGTCTTCAGCGTTTCCTCGCTGCCGGTTGTTTCGTAGTCCTGCTCAGCTGTCAGTAGTTTGTAGACCAGCTGCGACCATGTCTGGTAAGCCGCTGCCGGACCTTCCATCCAGAATGAGGCAATACGTGAACGCCGCGCTTCGCCAGTAATGTTCCCGTCGCGATCAATCTGCTGCCCTTCGCGCAACCAGATGCCTTTCATGTTGAGTGCACGTTTCATATCTGCAGTGATTCGTTCACCACAGGAGGGGCAGCATATATGCGCGGCTTCGCTGGCTTTTACCGGATCGGGAATCTCCCGGTAACCGGTCATAGCGTCCATTTCCGGCTGAAAGAATTCGCCGCAGTGCGGGCACGGCCAGTACCAGCGGCGGCGATCGCCGCGGTTGTACAGGGAAAGGATACCTGTAGTGGGCGGTGCCTCATGAGGCGAGTTACGCCGCCATTTGGTATCGCGTATATCGCGGCCAGGGGAGCTTTCCACAAGCGTCATCCCGCTCGACATAAAAGTCGTTGTACGTTTTGAGGCAAGCGAAAAAGCATCCCCCTCCCCGTCGATATCTTCCGGAAAGCGGTCGTAATCGGTCAGGGCCACGCACTTGTAGTCGGAAGAGGACATAATGTTGACCGACGGCCAGCCAATCTTCAGGTAGTTTCCGGCGCGAAAGGTTCGGTCATGAACGTTATTATCGTTACGTCGCGGGCTGAGTCTGCTTTTTACTTCAGGGCTGCTGCGGAATGTTCGGTCGAGACGTTTCTTCGAGTGCTCGCGGGCTTTCTCCTCAGTCATCTGGACAATCAGCATATCCGACGGATCGCAGACCACGTTATAAACTACCCAGCCATCGATCAGGCCGATGGTTTTACCTGTTCGGGCTGGCCCTACAAACACTACAGCATCGTATTCCCGGGATGCCAGGCAGTTCATGGGTTCGATGACATACGGAGCCAGATTCGGATCCCAGGGCACTGAGTTTCCGGCACCCATTGGCACGCGCATATACTTGCTGACTGCATCGGCCACCAGCATGCGGCGCGGGGCGCGAAGAATACCGGGCATATCCCTGCGGATACCCCGTGCGGAAGCCCGCTTCGCCATCAGTCCTCCTCAGGCTGTTCCTCCTCCGGTTCGGCGTCCAGCACGCGCTGCGCTATCTGGTCGCGTAAATCATCTATCACCCCCTGTACCCTCGCCACCGCAGCTGGCGTCAGCGCGCAGTCACGCTCGAGCACATCAGGCAGCGTTTCCAGCACCTGCACCACCGCTTTCGACATCACGGAAAACTCCCGCGCCACGTCTTCCGCCGGGATGAGTTGCCCGGTCTCCTGTTCGAACTTGATCCGCTCGTTCTCGGCTTTCCAGTGCGCCAGCCGGTCGGAGGGCTGCATGTCTTCCGCGCTGGCAGAGATAGTCGGCACCATGAGTTCGGTCAGAACATCAGAGACAAGATAGAGCTTCAGCTTGCTGTTACTGCCTGGTGCAGGCTCGACGTTCTTCAGCCTTACGGCCACAGTTTGCCTGTGCACACCAGTGATCCCGGCGAGCTGGTTGATATTGAGCTTCAGGGAAGCGATTTCCTGGTCCATGATGATGAACACTTTTTAAACGATTCGACATCTTTGTAAATTACCGCTGCGCTAAATCAGTAACTTACTCAAATGATGATGATGGCCCTAGATCACGAAAACTAGCCGTTTTCCGCGTGCCCGCCGCCTCGTGGCAGGTCACCCCCTCGGGAGGACCCATTGATGATAATGGTTATCATTGTCAACTTTATGCACCCAAATGGTGCGCTCGGCAACCAAAATGGACGTTTAGACGGCCAAAAGCCTTTATTTTGAGGGCATCGGTGAGGCCATACACCGACTCCTAGCGGCGATGCAGCATTCCGCCGGGCTGTACCGCGTTGCGAATAGCGTCGGTCACAGCCTGATTGATGTTCAGCTGCATGGTGACTTGAGCAGAAACCTGAGCATCCTGCGACGCTTGCAGCGCTTTGAACAAATCACTCTTGCGTACAGCGTCAATAACAGCTTCGCGCATCTCGTCAGAGAGGCGGGTCTTCACTTCATCGTCACCAATCGGGCGAACTTCTGCACGAAGAATAGGCTCATCACCAACCTTAAAACTTTCAGCCAGGAACCTAACTCTCTTGTCGCCATCTTCCACAGCAACACCCATGCTACCAGCGTAACGGCGGCCGCTTTCAATAATCCCACCTACGGAAAGTACAGGCAGGCTGTCCCAAGACGTTGGCACTCCGTAATGGTCTACGCTCAGCGCCAGCAGCTTATAGCCGTCCGGCATCAGGATGCGCTGTGTGTGATGGGTTGGAGCTTCGGTATAACCACAAGACAGAACGCTTCCCACCATAAACATAAAGCCTTTAAAGGCTGATCCCTGTTCGCGCCATTCCGGATGAACCGCATAAAGATGTACGCGGCATTCGGCATTGTGTTTAACCACGTTGCCATAATCATTACGACTCACAGTTCCGATCGCTGGCAGCGTCACTGATACTTCAGCGACTTGATACGTATTACTCATGGTGGTTTCCTTTTAGATGTGAGCCTGTCGCACGGGACAGCCGCCCGAGAGAAGCGGATCCCCAGACTCACGGCTGAAAGACTCTCTGTGTTGCGCGTGCGAGGCGCGGAAGCTTTATTGCCAGGTTTGGGAATACTGGCTGTCAAGCAGTTCATCTGCTAGCTCACTGATGCTGTAAGCGATGGCCATCTTCTGTTCTCTGTTAAGTGCTGCCCACTGTTTTCGCAGAACATCGCTCAGATGGTTTTGCCACAGCTTATCACCACTAAGCTCTTCCCATCCTACAGGCAACAGGCAAAGCTCTCGCCCGTATATCTCTTCTTCTGGCGTTAAGGGTGGGAGTGGTTTCGTTGACATGGCTCTGCTATCGCCTAGCAAACCAAAAACTATTTTTCTTCCACCAGCCATGTTGACTGTCATGCCAACATCACTGATCTCAATTGTTCCGCCCATAGGCAACCTCTCTGTATACTGAAGAAGTGCGCTCATTTACCGGAGGGCACCCATACTCTTAAAAGGAATGATTTATGAATAAGAAAATCTTTAATGACATGATTCTGTTTAATGAGCAAACCTGGAAAAGACTAACTTCTATAATGGAAAGCGAAGACGATATAGGTGTGGTCTTGCGCCTACATCTCGTTACTGAAAAAATCATCGAGGCTTGGTGCTGTGCGGCATCAAACAACTCTCATTTTTTCGATGGCTTCGGAGAAAGCCTGACCATGTCTTATGCGGCTAAACTTAAACTTGCATCTAACTTTGGATTGAATGACTTTTCTTATAAGGAACTAAAAGAGATTAACCGAATCAGAAATGCTCGTTCACATCAAATAGATAACTCTAAGATTACGGATCAAGAAATACAGAAGTTAATTACCCTCATAAGCGGTGACGGTCAAAAAGAATTAATTGAAGATGAAAAATTCGGACTTTTTGTTGGCGAAAAAGGAGTTCACCTTAACGGCGAAGGTATTTCTAACCGTGAAAAGTTCATAGGCGTTCTCGCAGCGGTAATTTTTCGCATCACCAAACAAGTTAATGATGATGGATTTATAAAATTACTGTAGCCATCTTAACAGCAGGCACTCAGTGAATGCCTGCTGTAATGCCTCATCCTGTAGATTGCGGCTGTTGAAGGATCCCCTGTCTTGCCAACTCAATCACGATGTCATATGAGCCTTGCTTATCAACGTAACCGAGAACCTCTGATAGTTCTTTCTTCCCAAGTTCTGGAGAATCAATGAGAGCATTAGCAGCATTAACAGCTCGTCGCCTCAGAACTCCATCCAGTCTCGCAGTAGGGGTAGCTTCGACGTCAAAGAGATATCCAGCAAAAGCCAATCCCAAAAAGGTTTCCTTAGGACATACCTTTTTTTGGGCTTGAAAACTTTCAGTAAGTGACTCAACCGCTCTTTCCCATGCCAGTTGAGGATCTACCCTTTCGGTTATGATTTTTTGGTAGGCAAGAATTGCTGCTTTTGCGTACAGGCGCACAAGATGATCTCCGTTTGAAAGCAATAACGATGCGTAAGGCTTATGATACATTTAGTTAATGCTTCAAAAACTTTACGGCACTTAGAGTTTTAGCTTTCCTTCATAATGACAGGTCTGATGTCGCCCCCCTCAAACTGGTAATCACCGTACTCGGCGCGCAGCTCGGCATCCACCTCATCAAAGAACCTGTCATAGAGTTGGTAGGCTGGCTCGTTCTGCAATGCCTGAACGAAGTGGGTACCCCGCCCGAACGGTACATCCTTCGTTGAAAATCGAAAATCTAATTGCCAGACGACCACTTTGTTCGGATCCACAGGTTGTTTCATATCCCTTCCAGTACACTAAGCTGAGGTTATGATATGTCATTATACTGGCAAACATACAACTCCAAACTAAACCGAAGCGTCATAACATCCTTTTGATACTTCCTGGCAAAAAATTTTCAGATTAAATATTAATGCAAAAATTCTGTTTTTCTACATAATTGATACCGTAACGATTATGCTTATGCATCCCCCTCAGAAGCACCTCGGGTATCCTGTTTCTGAGGGTTTTTTTTATTTAATGGCGTTATACCAGGCCTGCCAGCGGTACTTGTCCAGCCTCAGTTGGCGCAGGCATTGCGCCGTCTCGATGTCCGCCTGAAGATCTGCGTCGCTGTCTGCACCAGCATCACTTCCCTTGCACGGGTCCTGCATCAAATCCGCTGATGGAGTTGGCAGCGTCGATAGCGCGTT